GGTTCTGGATATGTATCTGCGCGCGCATCTCACGGAAATGGCGGAGGTGAAGATTGAACTCCGCTGAAACCTTTGACGGGGCCGAGGAAGTCCGCCGTGCATGGATGGCCGGTCTCGCGCCCGATCCCTCGCTGACGGTGTCGCAATGGGCCGACCGGCACCGGGTGCTGTCGTCGCGGGCGGCGTCCGAGGCCGGGCCGTATCGCACCGCCCGCACGCCCTACATGAAGGCGGTGATGGACGCGCTGTCGCCCCGCCACCCGGCACAACGGGTGGTGTTCATGAAAGCCGCGCAGGTTGGGGCGACGGAGGCGGGCAACAACTGGATCGGGTTTTGCATGCACCGCGCACCGGGTCCGTTTCTGGCCGTTCAGCCAACCGTGGATCTGGCGAAACGCCTGTCGCAGCAGCGGATCGATCCGCTGATCGAGGAAAGTCCCGATCTGCGGGCGCTGGTGCTGCCGTCACGGTCGCGCGACGCCGGAAACACCATTCTGGGCAAGCGGTTTCCGGGCGGGCAATTGATCCTGACCGGCGCGAACTCGGCGGTAGGCTTGCGATCCATGCCCGCACGCTGGGTGTTTTTGGACGAAGTCGATGCCTATCCGGGCGACGTCGACGGCGAGGGTGATCCGATCGCCCTGGCCGAAGCCCGAACCATCAGCTTCGGACATCGCAGCAAAGTGTTTCTGGCCTCGACGCCGACGCTGAAGGGTTTGAGCCGGATTGAGCGGGAGTGGGAATTGTCCGATCAGCAGCGCTATCACGTCCCCTGCCCGCATTGCGGCGGGCTGCAGTGGCTGCAATTCAAACGGCTGCGTTGGGAGCCGGGCAAGGCGGAAACGGTGCAATACCTCTGCGAACATTGCGACGCACCGATTGCTGAACGGCACAAGACTTGGATGATGGCCGAGGAAAATGGGGCGGGCTGGCAAGCTACCGCCGCACCCGAGGTGCAGGCCGCTGCCAAGGCGGCCGGGGTCGTGGGGTTCCATATCTCCGGCCTCTATTCGCCGCTGGGTTGGCTGTCCTGGGAGGAAATCGCCCGCGGCTGGGAAGGCGCGCTGGGTAATGATGCCGCGCTGAAGACCCTGAAGAACACGATCCTCGGTGAGACATGGCAGGAACGCGGAGAGGCACCGGACTGGCAGCGGCTTTATGAACGGCGCGCGGATTGGCAGCTTGGGATCGCGCCTGACGGTGTTTTGCTGCTTACCGCTGGGGCCGATGTGCAGCGCGACCGGATCGAGGTCGACGTCTGGGGTTGGGGCCGGAACCTTTGTTCCTGGCTGGTCGATCATGTCGTTCTGGAAGGCGATACTGCCCGGCCGGAGGTCTGGGCGCAATTGTCGGCCTTCTTGGGGCAGACTTGGGAACACACCACAGGGTGCCGGATGGCACTGGCGCGGATGGCGATCGACTCCGGCGACGGTGTGACAACCGACGCTGTCTATTCATGGGTGCGCGCAGCTGGGCGCGGACAGGTGATCGCCATCAAGGGCGTGCCCGGGTTCGACCGCAGCACACCGGTGGACGGGCCAACGTATGTCGAGGTGACCGAGGCCGGGCGCAAACTGCGGCGCGGCGTGCAGTTGTGGAAAGTGGCCGGGGCGGTGTTCAAGTCGGAAACCTATCGCTTTCTGCGGTTGGTCGCCCCGACCGACGAGGAATTGGCCGAGGGCGCGGAATGGCCGCACGGCTTCGTGCACATCCCGAAGGGCACCACCGCCGAATGGATGAAGCAGCTGACCGCTGAGCAGTTGATGACGATCAAGACCCGACAGGGCTTTCAACGGCTGGAATGGCAGCAGACCCGCGAGCGCAACGAGGCGCTGGATTGCCGGGTTTATGCCCGCGCCGCCGCCTGGCTGATGGGGATCGACCGTTGGGACAACCATCGCTGGGAGCAACTTGAGGCACAACTCGACCGGCCAACCGGGCCCAAGGAAGCCCCGCCAGCGGGGCAGCCGAACCGGCCCGCACCACCGATAAACGCAAAACGGCCCGCCACCCCTTGGATGGGCGCGAGAAAGAAATGGTTCTGACATGGCATGGACGCAAGCTGAACTCGACGCCCTCAAGCGGGCCTATGCCGCGGGCACCCTGCGCGTGACCTCGGATGGACGGACCGTGGAGTATGGCAATGCCGCCGATCTGCTGTCGCGCGTCCGGATCATCGAAAGCGAGATGGCGCAGGCGATTGGCGCGCCCCTCCCAGTCGCAGGCTTCGCCAGTTTCCGCCGGGGTGTGCGGTGACCAAGACCCCGCCCGTGATCCGATGGGGCCTGATCGACAGGGCAGTGGCGCTGATTTCGCCGCGGGCGGCTTCGCAGCGCTATGCTGCCCGGATCGCGCTGGGCAATCTGCGTCGGGCCTATGATGGCTCGGCCAAAGGCCGCGGCACCGATGGCTGGACCACCAGTGGCAAGGCCGCCGATGCGGAAATCGGTCTCGCCGCCCCGCTTCTGCGCGACCGGATGCGCGATCTGGTCCGCAACAATCCCCTCGCGGCCAAAGCCGTCGCGGTGCTGGTCAACAGCCTTGTGGGCACCGGCATCCGTCCGCGGGCGGCGGGCGCGGACAAGGCCGCGAACAAGCTCGTGGATGATCTCTGGGCGCGCTGGGCGGATCAGTGTGACGCCGATGGCCACACCGATTTTCACGGGCTGCTGTCGCTGGCGATGCGCGAGACCATCGAAGGCGGTGATGTCTTCGCGCTGCGCGTCCGTCGCCCGCGTTCTGCCGGGCTCGTCGTGCCGTTGCAGATCGAACTGAAAGAGGCGGATCACCTCGATGCCGCCAAGTTCGAGGATCGCGCCGGTGGGGCCCGCATCCGCTACGGCATCGAACACGACAGCGCCGGGCGGCGCACGGCCTATTGGATGTATCCCGATCATCCAGGCGATGCGGCACCGGTGTTTTCGCGGCGGTTCGAGTCTGTGCGCATCCCGGCCGATCGGGTCGCGCATCTGTTTGAGCGGCAGCGGGTGCAATCGCGTGGTGTGCCTTGGGGCACCCCTGCGATGGCAGCGCTGCGCGATGTCGATGACTGGCAGCGCGCCGAACTGGTGCGCAAGAAGACCGAGGCCTGTCTCGTCGGCATCGTGTTTGGCGATGACGAGACGCAGCAATCGATCGCACCCGTGGTGCAGGATGCCGATGGAAACCGGATTGAGCAGTTTGAACCGGGCCTGATAGCCTATGCCCGGGGCGGCAAGGACATCAAGTTCAACCAACCCGCCTCGACCGCCGGGGTCTATGAATGGCACCGCGTGCAGTTGCACATCATCGCGGCAGGTTGGCGTGTGCCCTACGAGCTGATGACCGGCGATCTGTCACAGGTGAACTTTTCGTCTAGCCGGGTCGGCCTGAACGAATTCCGCCGGATGGTGGAAGCGATGCAATGGCAGATGATCATCCCGATGTTCTGCCAGCCCATTTGGCATTGGTTCTGCGAGGCCGCCTTTGCCGCCGGGCTGATCCCGACCGCCGATGTGCCGGTCGAATGGGCGCCGCCGAAGTTCGACAGCGTCAACCCGCTACAGGATGCCACGACTGACCTGTTGGAAACCCGCGCCGGGTTTTCCACCATCGCGCAGCAGATTGCCAAGCGTGGCTATGATCCACGCAAGGTGCTGGAAGAATGGCAGGAATACGCCCTGCTGGCCGACACGATGAACCTGATCTTTGACAGTGACCCGCGGAAAGTCAGCCGAGGCGGACAGGTGCAAACCCAAGACCCCGGATCGCTGGACGCCGAGACGTCCAAGCCGCCGCCAGACCCCAGTTAAGCCCAAACGGAGCAATCATGCCGAAAGACATCATCGATCTGCCCCTTCAGGGGCGGATGGCCTCGGTGCGCGCTGGTTCTGTCGACGAGGCGGCCCGCACCGTCGAGATCATCTGGACCACCGGTGCCACGGTGCGCCGGGCCCGGTTCTGGGATGAGGCGGTCGACGAGGAACTGTCGCTGGACGGATCGGCCGTCCGGCTGGACCGCCTGAATGGCGGCGCGCCTTTCCTGAACTCGCACGATGCCTGGTCTTTGGACGCCGTGCTGGGCGTTGTCGTCGATGGCTCCGCCCGGATCGCCAATGGCCAGGGCACGGCCACGATCCGCTTCAGCACCCGGGCCGACGTGGAACCGATCTTCCGCGACATCGCGGGCGGCATCATCCGCAACGTCTCGGTCGGCTACCGCGTCCATCGCTATGAAATCACCAAACGCGACGGCGCGCCCGAGTTGTGGCGCGCTGTCGATTGGGAGCCGCTGGAAATCTCTGCCGTCGCCATCGGCGCAGATCCCGGCGCGCGGGTCCGCTCCGACACCACCCGCGCCGCTGCCATGAACACCTGCACCCTGACCCGCCACGCAACACCAACTTTGGAGGCACCTATGCCCGATGATATCCAACCCACGGCCCCGATCGCTGCACCTGCCCCCATTGTCAGGGGGATCGATCCGGTCCAGCCCTTGGTGCCGTCCCCTGCGCCCGCCCCGGCTGCGCCGAACGCCGATGCGATCCGCGCCGAAGCGCAAAGGGCGGCCGCAGATATCCTGACGCTTTGCCAGCGCCATGGCCTCGACAACGCCTTTGCCGCCGACCTGATCGGGCGCGGAGTCTCGCTGGATGCTGCCCGTGGTGCCGTGCTGGACAAGTTGGCTGAGGCCGATACGCTTGGCACCCGCACCGGTGCGACGGTTCCCGCGGCAGCGCGCGACAATGGTGCCAGCGAGATTGCCTATCGCGATGCCGTGACCGACGCGCTGATGCACCGGCATTCGCCCGGGTTGCACAAGCTGACCGACGCTGCCCGCGAATTCCGTGGGCTGAACCTTCTCGATATGGCGCGCCACGCCCTCGAACGCCGCGGTATCAGCACGCGCGGCCTCTCACGCATGGAACTGGCGACCGAAGCCCTGCAGAAACGCGCCGGACCCGGCTATCATTCCAGCGCAGATTTCCCGTTCATCCTCGCCAACGTCGCCAACAAGACCCTGCGCTCGGCCTATGACAGCACGCCGCGCACCTTCACCGCCTGGGCGCGACAGGCGACAATCACCGATTTCCGCCCGGTGCAGCGCACCCAGCTTGCCGGGGCGCCGGACCTGTTGCGCGTGCCCGAAAGCGGTGAATTCACCTATGGCACGATGGGCGAGGGCCGCGAGGTCTATGCGCTGCTGACCTATGGCCGGATCATCGGCATCACGCGCCAGACTCTGATCAACGACGATCTTGATGCCTTCACCCGCATCCCGTCGGCCTTTGGCGCCTCGGCTGCGGACCTCGAATCCGATCTGGTCTATTCGATCCTGACCTCTAACCCGCTGATGGGCGACGGCGTGGCCCTCTTCAACGCGGGCCACGGAAACCTCGGTACGGCAGGCGCGATTTCTGAAACCACTCTGGCCGAAGCCTACCGCCTCTTCGGCAATCAGCGTGGCCTTGAGGCACGGCAAATCTCGGTCCAGCCGCGCTATCTGATCACCCCTCCGGGCACCCGGTCGGTCGAGGCCCGCAAGAACGTCACCGCAACCACGCCCAACGCCGTGGCAGGCGTCAACGCCTTCGCCGGGCGGTTGGAGCCGATCGAAGAGCCGCGCCTGATTCCAGACGCCGGGGCCGATCCGTGGTTTCTGGCGGCCGATCCCAACCGGATCGACACGGTGGAATACGCCTATCTCGAGGGCAGCAACGGCGTTTACACCGAAACCCGCATGGGCTTCGAGGTCGACGGCATGGAGATCAAGGCCCGCCATGACTTCGCATCCAAGGCCATCGACTGGCGCGGGCTCTATCGCAATGCGGGCGTCTGATCAGAAATCACGACCAGCGCAGCCCTGAAGGCTGCGCCTCCATACCCCCAAATACAGGAGACCTCTGATGAAAAACTTCATCGGCGTGGGAAACCGCGTCACCTTGACCGCCGCTGCGGTCACCACCTCCGGCCAACCGGTCCTGATCGGCTCGCTCTTCGGCATTGCCGAAAGCGCCGCCGCGATCGGCGATCCGCTGGTCCTGGCGATGCACGGCATTTACGATCTGCCCAAAACCGCCTCGCAAGCATGGACGGTCGGCCAGTTGATCTATTGGGATGTCGCCACCTCGCGCGTGACCAACGTGGTGGCGACCAACAAGCTGGTCGGCGTGGCTGTGCTGGCTGTCGGTGCCGGTGCGGGCGAAACCACTGGTCGGGTCCGTCTGACCGCAGCCAGCGCCAATTGACCGCGTTTGATTTGGCCACGGACTCGTTGTTCAACGATCCAAACCTTGCCGCAGATGCGCTGCTGCGCCTCGGCGGCACCGGTCCCGCGCAGGCAATCCGCGTGATCCGGGCAATGCCGGACCGCCTTGCCAGTTTCGGCGAGGGTCGCTTCGTGGTCGATACCCTGCTGCTGAACATCCGCCTCGCCGACGCGCCGGTCTTGTCGGCGGGCGACACAGTGGAAATCGCAGGCCAGCTTCACGAGGTTTGGGGCACCCCAACCCGCGATACCGACCGGCTGGTCTGGCTGGCCGAGGCGCGGGCGCTGTGAAGCTGCTCGCCACCATAGAGGGCGATATCCGGGCGATGATGAAGGCTGAACTTGAAGCCGCCGAACGCGCGGTCACGGCGGGGGTCGCGGAAGCGGCCAGCGGTTTGCAAACCGCCTGGCGCGGCCAGATCACCGGTGCCGCGCTGGGCAAGAATCTGGCGAATTCTGTGCGCAAGAAGCTGTATCCGACGACGGGTGCCTCGATCCGGGCCGCGGCGGTGGTCTATTCCAACGCCTCCAAGGTGGTCGACGCCTTCGACCGGGGCGTCATCATCCGCTCGAAAAGTGGCTTCTGGCTGGCAATCCCCACAGCGGCCGCTGGAAAGAAAGGCGTCGGCAATCAGCGGATCACCCCGGGCGGCTGGGAACAGCGCACCGGCCAGCGCCTGCGTTTCGTCTATCGGCGCGGCCAACCCAGCCTGTTGGTGGCGGAAACCCGGCTGAACTCCAAAGGCCGGGCCGTGGTGTCGAAGTCGAAAACCGGCCGCGGGCTGGCGACCGTGCCGATTTTCCTGCTCGTGCCGCAAGTGAAACTGCCCAAACGCCTCAGCCTGGACGGCCCGGCGCGCGAGGCTGAGGCGCGCTTGCCGGGGTTGATTGTGGCGAATTGGAGAGAGGTTTAGTACCCGGCTTCCCGCTGATGGCGGACAGCGAGGATCACCGCCGTCTCGCCATCAAAACGATAAAGCGACACATAGCCGCTATCGCCAAACGGGATCAACCACTCGCGGAACGCTGGCTCCATATCTGCAACCGGTCGGCCAACACCCGGCTGATCGCGCAAAATCTGCACACTTTCGCGAATGGACTTTGCCGCACGGCGCGCGGCATCGGGGTTCTTGTCGGCAAGGAACCGATACAGACGTTCAACATCCCGCAGCGCCGCGGGCGACCAGATCAGTTGTGGCATTCAGGAACGGCTGCCTCAACGCCCGCTTCGAGTTTGGCGAGCCAGGCATCGGCTTCGTCATGCGTGACGTGCTGACCAGTGGCCTGATACTCTTTCCAAGCCTGAAGACCGGCTTGGCGAAACGCTTCGCGCTTTTCTTCGCGCTCGACAAATTGCGAGACGGCTTCGCGCAGCATCCAGTGTGTGGAGCGGTCCTTGGCATCCGCCAGCCGCTTCAGGCGGTCGCGGGTGTCCTGATCAAGCTTAACGGCAACCGGGCGGATGGCGTTCATTGGGAGACTCCGAGTGAGTATTCACAGGTATTACCTTTAGCATGGCGGCGACCATCCTAGAAGTCACAATTCAGAAAGCGGACCAAAATGCCAACCACCCGCGAAACCATCCTCGCAGCACTACATGTGCGGCTGCAAAGCCTTGCCGCCACGGTTCTGCGCGACGAAGTGCTGCCCGAGCGCATCCCGCCAGCCGGGCTGATCATCCTGCGCGATGGCCAGCCGGGCGAGCCAGAAGTGACGCTGTCACCCTTGCGCTATCACTACCAGCATCGGGCAGAGCTTGAAGTGATCGTCCAGACCGCCGGAAACAGCGCCGCAGCTTTCGACGTGCTTATTGCCGCAGTTGGCACGGCATTGGCAGCCGACCGCACCCTCGGCGGGCTTTGCGACTGGGTCGAAGCGGAAGCTCCTGCTTCGGTTGATCTGCCGGTCGATGGCGCGATCGCCCTCAAGGCGGCGGTCGTGACCGTCGTTCTGCACTACACCACCGCCGACCCGCTGGGCTGATCCCGGCAACGACCCCACCCCCACAAAGGAGACCCCAATGGCACGTGCGCAAGGCGCGCGGGCGCAGATGGCGCTCGCGTATGAGACGGTTTATGGCACCCCGCCGGTCAGTGGGTTCCGATTGATGCCCTTCGCCCGGGCGACGCTGGGGGCGGAACAGCCGCTCTTGGAATCCGAACTGCTGGGCTATGGCCGCGATCCGCTGGCCCCGATCAAGGATGCGGTCACCGCCGATGGCGAAGTGGTCGTGCCCATCGACGTCGAGGCGTTTGGATACTGGCTGAAGGCGGCCTTCGGCCAGCCCACAACCACCGGCACCACGCCCAAAACCCACACCTTTATGTCGGGCAACTGGACCCTGCCCAGCATGGCGATAGAGGTCGCGATGCCCGAGGTGCCACGCTTTGCGATGTATGCGGGCTGTGTGCTGGATCAACTGTCTTGGCAGATGCAGCGATCCGGTCTGCTGACAGCCACCGCCAAGCTGGTGGCGCAAGGCGAAACCATCGCCGCCGTCACCGCCGCAGGCACGCCAACGGCGCTGGGCCTGCAACGCTTCGGCCACTTCAATGGCACGGTAAAACGCAACGGCACAGTGTTGGGCAATTTGGTCTCGGCCGAGATCACCTATTCAAACAACCTCGACCGCATCGAAACCATCCGCGGCGACGGGCGCATCGACGGAGCCGACCCGACCATGGCGGCGCTGACCGGGCGCATCGAGGTGCGGTTTGCCGACAGCACACTGGTGACCCAAGCGAGTGACGGCACGCCTTGCGAGTTGGAATTCAGCTACAGCCTCGGGGCGAACGCCAGTTTCACCTTCACCGCACACGCCGTCTATCTGCCGATCCCGCGCATTGAAATCGCGGGCCCGCAAGGCGTGCAGGCCAGCTTTGACTGGCAGGCCGCCAAAGCCACCAGCCCCGCCCGCATGTGCACCACTATCCTCATCAACAGCATCGCGAGTTACTAGAAATGATCCGTTTGAACCTGACCGCCACCCCGCAATGGCTGACCCTCGCGCCGGGCCTGCGCCTGCTGGTGGGCCCGCTGACTACCGCCCTGATGGTTTCCGCCCGGGCGGACATGGCCATCGAAACCCTGCCGGAAATCGCCACAACCGAAGAACTGGCGCTGGCTATGGCGAAGGCCGTTGCCCGCCGTGCCATTCTCGAATGGGAAGGCGTCGGTGATGAAAAAGGCAGCGTCGTCGCCGTCACCCCCGAGGGCATCGACGCCCTGCTGGAAATCTGGCCAGTCTTTGAAGCCTTCCAGACCCAATACGTCGCAAAAGGCCTGATCCTGGACGCAGAAAAAAACGTCTCCGCGCCCTCGCCGAGTGGTCCTTCGGCGGGGGCGAACGGTATTGCGCCGCCTGCGCACCATGCGAGGGCCGCGGGGGCAATTGCCCGGACTGCCCCGCAAGACTGAACCGCCCGCGAACGCAGGACGGCTGGCAGGTCTGGGATCTGGTCGGTCGCCTTGGCGGGCAGTTGCGGGTGATCCCCGGCGCTGTCCTCGGCTGGGACATGGGCGCGGCTCTGGCATTGGCCCAGGCGCTGGGCATCGACACCCTGATCGCCGCCGAACTGCTGCCCGAGATCGAGGCGGTGATGGTGCGCAAACTGAACGAACAGATCGGAGAGAACCATGGCTGAAAAGAAGGTCAGCGTCCGCCTTTCGGCGGTCGGCGGACGGCAGGTGCGCGCCGAGTTGGAAGGCATCGGTGATGCCGGGGCCCGCGGCTTTGGCCGCCTGTCCTCCGAAATGGAACTGGCCAATGCGCGACTTGGCAGCTTTGCACGCAAAGCCGGGATCGCACTGGCGGCAGTGACCGCCGCAGCGGCAGCGGCTGGTGTGGCGATGATCCGGTCGGGGTTGGACACCATCGGCGCGCAGGTCGATATGGCCGCCTCGCTCAAAACGACCGTCGAAAGCCTGCAGGTGCTGACATGGGCCGGGGAACTGGCGGGCGTGTCGATGGGCGAAATCGATCAGGCCACCAAGAAGCTGACCACCCGCCTGTCGGAAGCGGCAGCCGGATCAGGATCGGCAGTCGGTGCCTTGCAGCGGCTGAACCTGACCGCGGCAGAATTGCAGGCCATGCCTCTGGATCAGCGTATTGTGGCCATCCAAGAAGCGCTGAGCCGCTTTGTGCCCGAGGCCGAACGTGCGGCCGTGGCTTCCGATCTGTTCGGCGACAAAGCGGCGTTGGCCTTCCTGCGCATTGATCCCGCCACCCTGCGCGAGGCGGCGCAGGATGTGCGGGATTTCGGGGTGGCGGTCAGCGATACGGATGCGGCACAGATCGAACGCACCGGCGATGCGATTGCAAAGCTGGGCCTGATCTGGCTCGGGCTGACCAACCGGCTCACGGCTGCCGTCGCCCCGGCGTTGGAGGTGGTGGCCAACGCCCTGGCCGACATGGCGCGCAGCACCGGGCCGATCGGCATCGCCATCACCGCTTTGTTCGACAATATCGGGCGGCTGACCACCTATGCCGCGACGTTTGCTGCCGTGATGGCCGGGCGCTGGGTTGCCGGGCTTGCCGCGGCGGCACTGTCGGTGCGTGGACTCGCCACCGGGCTGGTGATCCTGCGCGGCGCACTGATCCGCACCGGCATCGGTGCCTTGATCGTCGGCGCGGGCGAGTTGGTGTTCCAATTCACCAAGCTGGTGTCCGGCGCAGGCGGCTTTGGCAATGCAATGGGTCTGCTGAAGGACGTCGTGGTCGAAGTCTGGGAACGGATCAAGATGGGCGCCACGGCTGCCGGAGCTGCCGCCACTGCGATGTTTTTCGACATCAAGGCCGATGCGGCCAGTGGCATGCAAAGCGCAATCGAAAGCGTCGTGGGTTTCGGCAATACCGCCGCCAACACCTTCGAGGGCGCATTCGAGGCCATCAAGGCGATCTGGGGTTTGTTGCCTGCCGCCATCGGCGATCTGGCGTTTCAGGCAGCGAACAGCCTGATCGAAGGCGTCGAAAGCATGCTGAACGGCGTGGTCGCCCGGATCAACGGCTTCATCGAAGGCATCAACTCTGGCCTCGAAGCGCTGGGCTCCGAACGGCGGATCACGCTGCTCGGCGATCTGGACCTTGGCGAAATCGAGAACCGCTTCGCCGGGGCCGCGACGCGCGCAGGCACAGCCGCCAAGGATGCGTTCGACCGGGCGTTCGAAGACAACCCACTGGCGGTGCCGGATTTGGGTTTGAACGATATCGCCCGCGAGGCGCTGACCTCGGCCAACACCTATCGCACGGCGGCCAGTGATCTCGCGGCCGGGGCGCTGGCCCCGCTCGCCAGCTGGCAGGCGTTGAAGGATGCCGTCGCCGGTGCTGGCACGGAAGGGGAAACTGCACTCGACGGCGCGACCGATGCGGCAGACCGGTTCGACGAGTCGATCACGGCGGCTGGGCGCGCCGCGGGCGGTGCAGGCGCGGCCGCCGCCGACGGTGCCGAAGCCGCAAAGACCGGATGGGAAGCCGCCGTTGCCACCCTGGCCGATTATGCCGCTAAGGCGCGCGAGATTGGCGGCGATATCGGCCAAACGCTGGTCGGCGCGTTCCAGAGCGCCGAGAATGCTGTCGCCGAGTTTGTCAAAACCGGCAAGCTCGACTTCCGCAGCCTCGTCACTTCGATGATCGCCGATCTGGCCAAGCTGGCTGCACGGCGGTTCATCCTCGGCCCGATCGCCAATGCGCTTTCGGGCGCGCTGGGCGGCGCGGGCGGTCTCTTCGCGGATATCCTGCATTCCGGCGGCACGGTCGGCGGAGCGGGAACCCGGCGCATGGTGCCCGCGATGGCCTTCGCCGGGGCACCGCGCATGCATTCCGGCGGGTGGGCCGGGCTGAAACCGGACGAGGTGCCCGCGATCCTGCAGCGCGGTGAGCGGGTTCTCTCGCGGCGCGAGGCGGCGGGCTACGGCCAAGGGCAGTCCAGCGCCCCCACCGTCAACCTCACCATCATGTCGCGCGATGCCGAAAGCTTCCGGCAATCACGCACGCAGGTCGCGGCCGACATCGCCCGCGCGGTGTCTGCCGGGCGGAGGGGCATGTGATGGCATTCCACGAGGTCAGGTTTCCCGACAACATCAGCCGGGGCGCTCGGGGCGGGCCGGAACGTCGCACCCAGATTGTCGAAATGGCGAGCGGTGACGAAGAGCGCAACGGCTCCTGGGCCGACTCGCGCCGCCGCTATGATGCCTCTTACGGTATCCGCAAAGCCGACGATCTCGCGGCAGTCACCGCATTTTTCGAAGCGCGGCGCGGGCGGCTTTATGGGTTTCGCTGGAAAGACTGGGCCGACTACAAATCCGGCCTTCCTTCCGCCATCCCTGCCGCCACAGATCAGCCAATCGGCACCGGGACAGGCGCCCAAACGACGTTCCAACTGGTGAAGCTTTACTCCAGCGGCGCGCAGACCTGGACGCGGACCATCGCCAAGCCCGTGGCCGGAACTGTCTCTCTCGCGCTGAACGGCGTCACTCAGATCACCGGCTGGACGGTCAACACCAGCACCGGTGTCGTGACTTTCGCCGCGGCCCCAGCTCCCAGCGCCGCAATCACCGCCGGTTTTGAATTCGACGTGCCGGTGCGTTTCGACACCGACACGCTGGACGTGACTCTCGACTTCGAGCGGCTCGGCTCGATCACATCCATCCCCCTGATTGAGGTGCGCCGATGAAGCTTCTCCCTTCTGGCATGCAGGTCCATCTCGACGATGGCACCACCACACTGGCGTGGTGTTGGCGGATCGAACGGGCCGACGGCGCAATCTTTGGTTTCACCGATCATGATCGCGCGCTGGAAATCGCGGGAATGAGTTACGAACCCGACACCGGTTTTGCTGCCTCCGAGATCCGCGCCAGTGCGGATTTCTCGGTCGACGGGCAGGATGCCGAAGGCGCGCTGCGCTCGGACCGGATCACCGAGACCGATATCCTGGACGGCAGCTGGGACAATGCGGCGATCGAGGTCTGGCGGGTCAACTGGGAAGATGTTGCGCAGCGGGTGCTGATGCGGCGCGGCAATCTGGGCCAGATCAGGCGCGGCAAGCAGGTGTTCGTGGCCGAGGTGCGGTCGCTGACGCATTTTCTCAATCAGCCGGTGGGTCGGAC